TCCCAGCTTCCACCCACACCCCCTCCACAACTAATGGCCCCCAACACCGCGTCAGCCCTGTCAGGACTAGCCATCCCCCTTAACTTCATCTTGTCTTTCGGCTCAAGCCCCAGTTTGCCTTGCCGACTCACTTCCACGCGCCTAGTCACAAGCTGTTGATGGAGTTTCTTGTCATCAGGCAATATCACTTCCTTATTGGCTATCGCCCTCGCTCCCGTGTGCCACATCTCCGCGCCCCGATTCTGATACCGCGCATCAAACGGTTTGCCCCCAAAGTTCACCCTGTGAATATCATACCCCGCATCCATCAACGCATCGCACAACGGCAGTCCCATGCCGCCTTCATCCCCGTATATCTCATCCGGGACAAGCCCGTGGCGGTCAAATAAATTAATCAGTTTGCCTATGGTCTTGTTCGTGTCTCTTTCCTTCCAAGTCTCCATCTCCGTGATCTCATTGCCTTTCCGCAAACAAAACACCGTTTCATCTCCCCCAGCCGCAAAGTCCACAAAAGCCACATTCAACCCCTCCCCCCTTTTAGGAGGGGCTTGGAGTGATTCCTCAAGTTCACGCAGACTCAAAACCACACCCTCATCACTGTCATCAACAAATTCCCCATAAATCATAGACCGGATCAACGGACTCTTCTCCCCATAAGTCGCTATCTGTTCCTCAATCCAACCCTTCGTCAAATGCGGACAATCAAACGCCGTAACAGTAAATGTATCCCACCTTTCCCGCTGCTTCGTAAAGGCTTCATAAAAGAATCCACTAGCCGCCCCAGGACTGCTCATCATCAATAACCGACTAGGTTGACACCTCTCAACAGCATGGAAAATAGCCTCATCCTGTATGCCCTTCGCTTCATCCACAATGAACATCAGATTCTCCGTCGGCCCTTGCCTATGCCAACCCTCCGCCTTGTGCGCGTCACTAGCACTAAACCCTATCGCCCTAGCCCCATTCACAAACCTTAAACCACTTTGTGTCACCTCAAAGCCATCCCCATTCGTCATCTGATTAGTGAACCGCCTAATAGCAGGCCACAATGCCCCCTCAACCTGCCGGAACACGCCAGCAGTACAAACACACAAACTCTCCGGAAAGTTCACCACATGCCAAACCACAGCCGCTGCGGCTATCATACTAGTCTTCCCCGACCCATTGGCCGCCTTCAACGCCACCCGGCTCTCCCGATAGTTCAACGCTTTCAATACATCAAACTGCCAACCATACGGTTTCTCACCCAACCAACGCTCCGGAAACCACTGCAAGTCATAGGTCTTACTCTGCTCCAATGCTTTCTTGGATAACCTTTTTGTTTTGGGCTGTTTCGGAAGGGGGGGAGCAGAAGCAACCCCGCCCCCCGTGGGGGTCCCCCGGTCCCCGTCGTGTCCTGGCTTTGGCTTGGCTGACTTGGCTGGCATAGCTACACGCTAGTTTACTTACCTAGCAAGTTAGTCCTAGAATAACCCACGTTTACAGGCATATTCTTACACGTCAACAGCTTTGTTGCCAGTTTCAGCCGGTCTGTTGCCCATCTTCTGGACAATATTTGAAAGGTTGATCTGGATATTAGAACTGGAACCGGTTTGGGTTCGCTGGGCAAACTCCGTACCATTCGTTCTCTCGATAAGCCAAGCACTGGCCTGCCAGTTGCGCTCGCCATGGCGGGCAATATTGGCTAGGTGCTTTTTAACCCCCCTTTCTTTACAAGAAAGGAATACTTCACTCAATCCATTGGACTTCTTTAAGAGCCGGTCAAAAGCTGTATTTGATATTCCAATAAGGGCGGGGATTCTACTGATGGGCAGCCCTAATTCCAGAGCTTCTTTGCAGGTGAGCAAGTCTTCTTCACTTAACTTGGTGATGGTCAATTTGCGTCCCGGCTTCTTCTTTGCCAGAGCTTTCAGCGGTTTAACTATCTTGATTGTAGCCACGTGGAATAAGAGCTTTTGAGCTTTTTAGCTCTATAGGACTGGAGAAACAAGCCATTTATTCAATTTAATCAATTCCACCTGTGAATAACGTGTTACATAGTGGCGAAATAATAATTGACGGGAATGAAGATTGGCATTAGGTTTGGCGTATGGAAGCAATTGAAGTAGTTCACACTATCCCCGAGGGATGTTTCATCATGTCAAAAAAAGAGGCTATTGAGTTTACCCAAGCTGCGAAGGCAGACGGTAAAATGGCTAAAATTTATCAAGGCAAAATCCCCGAAGGCAATTGCTATCCCTCAAGGCAAAACGGGAGAGCCGTTCATGCTGTCAAAATCACTGAATAATAAAATTATGAAAGCAATTGAAGTGAAAACACTAACTCCAGAGCAACAATCTATTGTGACGTATTCCCGTGAATATCTTCATGAAATATCCGAAAACCCTGAAATATCCCCAAGCTATAATTGGTTCGGTTGCGAGAATGACGCCGAACTCTTGGCGGAGATTGAACAGATAGCAAAAGGGGAAAACCTTTGCACCGTTAATGAATCCGAATTAGTTCGGACTCTGGATATTATGTACCACGGCTAATCTTACAATCTGCCTTTCCACTGGGAAGGCGGAATTGTGCGATTAAGCACTAATTAAAACTAGGATAATAATATGAAAATACCAAAAACGTGTAAGTTAGAAAAAGTAGTGTCAAAAGACGAAAGCCGCGAAGCATTGCAATCAATTTTGATTGAATCAAAAGACGGCCAAACAAATGCCGTTGCCACTGATGGCCGGAGAATGGCTGTTGTTCCTGTTGAATTGTCTGATGATGATGAAATCGACGGCCAAAAGCTAATGACTCCAAAGGCATTGATTGAGGCAAGGAAACAAGCCAAGCAAGCAAAAGAAAGCACCATTGGCTTAAATGGCGCGGCCATGATGCCAAACGGGGAAGTTTACCCGTGGAAAAAGGATGTGAATTACCCTAATTGGCGGCAAGTTGTTCCGCCTAATGACAACCCACGGCAAACCATTAGTTTTAACGCAAAATTCCTTTACGAACTAGCGCAAGCCATAGGTTGCCCGAACGATTGCGTGCAATTGCAAATAGAAACAAATCCGGCCACTGGTAAAATTGATCCCAACCGGCCTTTGATAATAGAAGAAAAGACAACAGGCGGAAAAGGTGTGTTAATGCCAATGCGCCCTTAATCCCACATCTTGCCCATTCATTGAGTGGGCAACCTTGTGTGATTAACACAAAACCTAGTCAGGAAATCCCTAGGGAGCCGGACTGACTAGGATAGAACAATCCGGCAAACGTGTTTGCGCACGCCCCTAGGGAGGAAAAATACTAGGAAAATGATTAGCTTGAAACAAGCGCAAAAAGAAACCACGCCCGAAATGCTGGCGGAGGTTATCACGGTGCAAATCGCTCGCGAGCAAAGCGACATTGATTTGCATGACAAACTCGCGGAAATCCTCAAAGGCTTTGAGGGTAAAAAACTCACAAAGCGAGTTGCAAACAAACTTAAAGAACAATTGCCGGAAACAGCCATTGTCAATTGGTCAACGGAATTCAAATGGTGCAAAATTTACGTTTGGAATTTTGCTCATTGGGAGTTTGATAATCGGGCGGATTTGCTCATTGCCTATGAAAACGAAAAAGAGAGTTATGATCCAAACGTGTTCGCGCATAATGACGCTTGCCGTGCCGAACCGGCACACAAGAGACAAGGCGCACGCATGGCCCTGTTAAACAATCCGGCAAGACTTCAGGAGCTTTGCGACATAATAAACCGATTCAATGCGGCTTATTTTGAGCTTGCCAATAACCTTGGCTTTGAGTGTCAAAGCGAAGTGCCGGACATTTACGCCATTGAAAAGGCTTTTGTTAACCAGGAGGCAAGCGCATGACCTTTGAAGAAAAGAAAAGCCTACGGGATGAGCTAAAGGGAACCGCAAGCCATGAGAGGCGTAAAAAAATCCTCTCCCGCCTGAATTATCCGCGCATGGAATTGAGCCAAGCAATGGATTTGGCACA